GGCAGGGTTTGGTCTGCGAAGGGCGCCCACCCCCCGGGGTAGCACTCGACCCCCCAGAGTGCCAATGTTCGGTTTTTGTTCGTTCGGTTTCTGTTCGGTTCTTTGGGGCTTGCCTGGTGGCGTCGATCCACCAAAAAAAGCGCCTTATATTTTGGCGCTAGATTCTAGACAAAAAAGGCCCCGCCATTTTTGGCGGGGCTTCGGTCTTAATTAGTCTTTGATATATTCGGCCATCCTTGCGACGTCGTACGCGGTTATTATGGCCAATAATAGCATGATTATATTAAGCATCTTTACGCCCTCGCTCCGGCGCGTACCTCTTGCGCGTTTAAAATTAGAGCGTCCGCTAAATATAGCGCGCGGCTATGTTTTAGCGCGTACTCTTTCGCCCACCTTAGCGCGACGCCCTCAAGCTTCGTGTATACTTCGCTTTTGCCGGTGTCTATCTGTACCCACCCGCGGCCGCCGTTGCTTTGGCCTGTCCACTCTTGCACGCCCCACTTGTTGCAATCGCGGTTATAGAACGCTCGAACGGCGCCCCACCTTTCGCGATCTATTGTCTCAATAGCGGCCAATAGCAGCGCGCCGGCGCGTTCGTTTAGCTTTTGCTCGTATACTTCGCCGCCCCATTTGATGCCATCGCGAACAGTTGCGCCGCTTTCGTCAACATATACCAATAAGCGGCCGCCCCATAAGTTGCCGGATAGCTCAATATATCCAGAGACGCCCGGCCGGTTGCTATCATTTACGACGCCCCAAACGTCGCCGCCCCGCGCTATAGCAAGCGCGGCGGCTAGAGTCTTAATATTATTTAATTTTTTAATAGCTTCGTTGTAGTTTTCCATTTTTCTTGATCCTTTCATGCTTGAAATTATTTAATAATAAAGCCCATTATGTCGCTATACATTACGGTTATTTTTTTATTTTGCGGATATGATCCGATAAGCTCCAGGGCTTCGGCCATATGGCCTAATACATCGCAGCATAGCGCTATATCATAACCGTTATTATTATTGACGAATGCCCTCAATGCTTCCGCGATGGCTTCGACATGTTCGGCCGCTGGCGCGCGGTGTTCTTTTCCGTCGTTGTAGTTTATCATTTTATGCCCCCATCTTTTCGAGTTCTTCGCTCGCGACTTGCGGGGCTAGAAGCTCACAGATAATAACGTCGATGGTCTCAGGCCCGCGGCTTAAAAGTTCGGCCATATTATAGCCCACATCTTCCAAAAGCCCGTTAATGTCTTCATCGAATGGGAAGCCGGCGGCTTTTAGATCTTCTTCGGCCTGCCAAGTGCTAAAAGTGCGCGATCCGCTATAGTTTCCAAAGTCGTCTTCCGTTTCGCCTTCCGCCCACGCTTTCAGAATATCGGCGCGCGTTCTATCTTCGCCGGCTAGATCTTCTAGCTTGTCTAGAATGATTTTTTTGTAGTAGTCCATTTTATGATCCTTTCTATTATTTTTTAGCTTTTCCCCCTTGTCTTCGCCTGTTTAGCTTTCGGCGTTGCCTTCTCTGGTTAGCGTTTACTTATTGCTTAACTGTCTTTATTATAGCACGCCTTGCCATATAATACAATACTATTTTTAAAGATTTTTAGACTTTTTTTGTCGAGTTTTCCACAGGGGGGCAAAAATGGGCTAAAACACCTTAAAAGGCAAAAACGCCGGGGCCATATATTATATTAACTTTTGCCATTTTTCTTAATGTCGTACAATAATTATATATATTTTGGGCTTGCATTTTTTAACACACTCTGCTAAAATGTATACATAAACAAAAAAGAAAGGATCAAAAAATGAACATTAAAAAGGGTTATGCATTTACCACGCGGGGCGGGGTGATGGTCTACAAAGACAACCAGGGGCGCAATATTTACAAGCGCGCCGGCCATGCTAACATCAAGAGCTTTTTAAAAATTGCTTTAATGCTGGCACTTTTGGCGGGGGTTTTAATTATGGGCTATCTAGACGCCGAAGTCGCGCCATATATGCATATAAACGGCTAAAGGCCAATAATAGAAAGGATCAAAAAATGAGGACATTAAAAACTGGCATTATAAACGCATGGGCCGAAGAACTAGAAAAAGACATGGATGCTTTTCTAGATTTTGCCGAAGGTCTACACATTAGCGAGAGCTGCACGCAAGGGGGCGAAAGGGTGCTATATTTCGAAGATGGCATGTATTATTTAGGCCGGGGCTTTAGAATGGGCGAAAATGACGGCGAAGCACAAAAAAATATAATTGACGCGCTCGAAAATAGCGGGCTAGAGTTCAAAAAAGACTATTAAAAAACGGCCCGGGGGCGGGGCCTTTTTTGGTGGATCATATCCGGGGGCTATAAATGGGGGCTATAATAACATTAAATAGAGAGGGCTAAAAATGGCTATATTTTACACTACAACGGATCAAGAGGGGCGCAAGCGTTGGCATATTTCCGAAAATGAGGCGCAATATTTTGCCGCCGAAAATGGCGGGGCGAAAATAGAGCGCGCCGAAATAGACGAAATGGAAGCGCGCGAAATGGCAGCGAAATGGCTAAATATGAGCGAAAAAGCGCGCGAAACAGCGAAAAAGCGAGAGAGCGAAAAAAGCGATAAGCGAAAAAGCGAAATAGCGAAAAAAGTCTGGGCGAAACGCCGCGAAAATGGCACAGACAAGCGAAACAAGTAAATTAACATCAAAAAATCGCTTAGAGTTAAGTAAACGCTAACTTCTCTCAGAAAGGATCAACTAAATGAGAGAAAGTTTCTCTAAGCGATAACCACAATATAGCATAGCATAAGCAGTTGGTCAAGAGCATAAGCAGTAGACCTGTAGCATAAGCACTAGCTATGTAGCTTAAGCACTAGGGCTGTAGCATAAGCACTGGCTGTCTGACAAGTAGCATAAGCACTTGTACAGTTGGGGTATGGCAACAAAAAGTCGTAGAGCTGCTGGCATAAAGGCTCGTAATACAATACTCGCTAAACATGGCGAGGGATATTATGCCCGTATTGGTAAGAAAGGCGGAAGCCGTACCGATACGAGACCAAAAGGCTTTGAAGCTGACAGAGCGTTAGCGCGAATTGCCGGCGCGAAAGGTGGGCAAGCCAGCCGTAAGAAATAGGGCTAAAAGAGCAGAATCTTCTGATTACTGCTCTTTTTTGTGCCACGAAAACGATTCGCTCCATAGTAGGCGAAAGCCACAGCATCCACTGGATCCATTTGGATATTTGGGTTGAGCGGAGCATAACCGAACATGCCATCTTTGCCGATGTCCCTTCTCTTCGCTGTTCGGATAGCCGAGTTTAGAAGTGGCTGATTATAGTGGGTGAGAGCCTTATCTTGAATCGCCTGGTAGAATGAAGCGTAAGCACTCCCTGCCTCTTTTACATTCGGGGTGAGAATCTTTTTCTTAAGTTTAGGCTGACTTCTGAGTAGCTCTTCGACGAGTAGACCTTGCCCCGCTGCTCCATCAATGATTATTTGGTTAGCCTTCCTCCAACGGTCTAGGAGCCACGCCACGAGCCAAGCGATGCCGTCAGACATTCTCTTTCTCTCGATAACCTCGACATGAATCTTCTCGCCCATCACGACTCCGACAGCAAGCGTAACCGCTGAACGGTCAGGAGCAAACTTGACCGAGTAGACGAGCTCAGGGTCTTCGGGGAGTTTAACCTCTTTAACTGCCAACTCATTCCACTCGTCATCAGTAAAGACTCTTTTGGCGTCTAGCCCAGGTATCCAACCGAGTCTCATCTTATTAAAAGAGTCCTGGCTCATGGTGGATGCTTCGGCTCGAATAGCCCTTTCACTCACGATATAACCAAGGCTTGGGTTGGTCTCGTACCAAGCTTCTCCGTCATAATTGTCCGTTATATTCTCTACAGACCATTCTTGCCAACAGATGTCTGCCTTGCCCTGTAGGACGTTCCTACGAGCTCTTAGAAAGACCGTACCGCTTGAGCCACTGGTTGGTGGCGTTCCCATCATGATTGTCTGTGGGTTAGCGAGTGGGCCTGCTGAGATGGTTGGGAGGAGGGCCTCTTCTTGAGCGTCCGAGGTCTCTTGGTGTTCATCGTAGATGATGGTATCTGATGTAAAACCTAGACCACTCGATCTAGTCCTTGTTCTAAAGACTACTCTTCCCCCATTCCTCAGTTCGATATAGTCGAAAGACTTTGGCTCTTTGTTGAACTCGTCGGTTAAAAGGTCTCGAATCTCTGGCTCGGCGTCATAAAAGAATCTAAGGATGCGACGTTTAATCTCATCCACAGTCGAGACTTGGTGAGCGGTGTAGATAAGGTGTTCACCGAGGAATATCATGCCACCAAGGATACGAGCCTCAGCGAGCCAAGACTTGCCATTCTGTCGGGGGACGATAAGACCAGCCGTCTGATTAGACCACTTGTCATTCTCGTCTCTCGCCATCCATCTTCTAAGTATCGCCCTCTGCCAATCTAGGGGCTTACGGTTGTAAGCTTCTAGAAGGGCGATTGTCCTATCGGCGAGGTCAATATCACCATCGTGGTAAATATCGATTCTGGGCTTCTGAGAGCCTTTTCTAGCCATTTTCTACCTCAGCTATGGTATGAGCCTTAAATGAGCCGTTGCGGGCTCCCTTGGCTGTTTTAGGCTTGTTTGCGAGCAAGTCTGCAAGTACGGTGTCCTTCTTAGGACCTTGGCGTTTCTCGGCGTCCTTTATTTGCTGGATGATGCTAGACATACTCATAGCGAGCGAGGCGGTGTCTCGTGCCCCTGTTCCCTTTTCGAGCTGTTCAGCAATTTGGTCTCTAAGAGCCTTGAGCACGCCTATCTCGTCATTAGCCGCGGCTAGCTCGGTGATGGACTTCTGTTCGGTCTTAGGTTTGGCTAGACCAGCCTGGTAGATTTTGTCCATACGACCAGGGGTGGCGAGAATATCTTTCCAACGAGCGAGAGCGGCGTAGGCTTCAGTGTTTAAGACATCCTTGCCGAGTTCGTAGAGACTCTCGTTGGTGTTAGGGCTGAGAGACTTGAAAAAGTTGAGCCATTGGTCGTAGCCGTTGAGGTTCTTTGGAATCTCTACTCCGATATTCTTGGCATTCCAAGCCCGACAGAGTTCTTGGAATGAATCTCTGTCTAGACCTAGGAACCACGTTTTGTGCTCATCGTAAGTCATTTAGCAATTTCCAATCGTTAGGTTGCAGAATATCACTAGGGCTGATGGAAAAGGCGCTGAGTTCTTTCCGTCTCCGAACTTCAGTCTCCCCCTAAAAAACCTCACTTGAGCGTTTGGGTTACGATAAATAAAATCTTGCCACCATTTGGTGTCTGTTCTAGCTGGCACTAGCATAACCGCAACTCCTTGGTGTGAGGCACACTTTTCCACCCATTTCCCAATTTCTCTCCCATATGGTGGGTTGCACCATATAACACCCCCCCCCAGTCCTGTTTGAGCCCATCCTGCTCTTTGGTGTAGAACTTAGTGCACTTCGCGTTCTCTTTTGAGGCACAAACATCAAGAGTAAAGTGGAAAGTCTTATCTAGCTCGGCGAAAAGACTTTGTGGCGTAGCCCAATTGTCCGTAGAGCTACTGAATAACCCCTTAGTTAGCATTTAATCTCTCCTGCCTTTTGATAAACTTGAGCAAGTCCCTTTTCAGCATCGGGCTTTTAGTTTTCTTGATAATCTCTTTCGCTTCTTGAATCGTCATGTTTAATCTCCATTATCTTTGGCACTACTCCACCGCCTTCTCCCATACCTGCACATAGGGTTGGCGCTACTCCACATGTTGAGTAAACAGCTCGTATCTGGTGGTAGCGTTTAGCCCACACACCTTCTGAGAGTTCACACAAAACTATTGGTCGATTAGTAGGTTTCGTAAGATACCCTCCAACACTTTCACGACGATGGAGTTGCCAGCTTGTTTGTAAAGTTGGCTATCTGAGACTCCACTGGCCTTGGCCTTGTTAAAATCTGAATCATCGAAGCTCATTAGACGCCAGCATTCTTTTGGCGTGAGTTTTCTGATTCTGTAATTGTCTATCGTTCCCATACAATCTGCTCCCATTAGTGTTTTAGATACTCCATGCCCCACGCGACCACGCTTGGTCTTACTCTGTGGGTAAGATAAGTCCACCCCATCTCCATCAGTTGCCATGTCGTACCCTTGCTTGTTGGCTGTCCTTATTGCTACCCCCCCCGATGGGGCTTCTACACATATACCAATCTGTTGTGGGTTAGTCTTTAGAGTGGACATGACATTGTTATCTTTCATATTTTGCTTTTTAATGAACCCCCCCCCAATCTCTTTGAGACGAGTTTTGGCATAGGTGTATTCTATGGCATCATTCGGTTCGACTAGACCATGTCTGATGGCTTCGTTACAGACTTTGCGGTTGAGTGCGGTAGGCTCGGCTACATAGTTATCTTTCTGGACACTCGTGATGGTGTTCGTGATGCCTTGAGTGTTTGGCTCTAGTCTTTGTTCGAGTTTCTGCCCTGCTGAACGGTCGCTTGGGTTCTCAGGGTTTCTGCCTCGGCTCGCTACAATGATTGGTTCTAATACTTTGGGTTGTCGACCACCACCCTCCATCGTGTCTACGGTTGGGGCTGAACCATCAGAATCGTAGACTCGGTTCATCTTGTCATAGTTGTAGTGGTTGAGATTGCCGGCAACCCTAACACATTTTGGGTCTTTATAATCTCGTGCACAGAGAGTTCTCGCCTGTCCATCGGTATTTTGGACTCGGACTTTTTCCGATCCAGTGTTGTAAGTGGTCATTTTGAGCCTTTTGGTCTGCTCATCCGAGAGATAATACTTCTCATCGACTTGTGGCTCTAAAACATCTTTGAGACGGATGGTAAGCTCCTGCGGCTCAGGAAACTTAAAGTCTACATTTAAGTCGTTCCTTATACTCACTGTAAACACTCTCTCTCTGTTCTGTGGCACACCGAAGTCTTTGGCGTTCAAAACTTGGTACTGTGAGTGGTAGCCAAGCTTCTCCATAGCCTCAAGATAAGCGTCAAAATTGTGGCGATGTTTCTTGGAGAGTAGATTCTTGACGTTCTCCCAGATGACATATTTAGGTTTAATCTTCTCCACGATACGGAGAGTTTCATACATGAGACTAGACCTTGTGCCACTACCTTTGTCTCCACCTTTATTAAGGCCAGCGACCGAGAAGTCCTGGCAAGGCGAGCCATGCATGATAAGATCGGCTTCTATATCCTTACCCCATTTGGTAATATCTTGCGGCTCAAAGTTCGTGCCATGGACGGCGTTAAAACTCTGAACGGCATACTTGTCTATCTCGACCGAATCGACAATCTCATGTTCGATTCCGAGATTGGTCAGTGCTTTCGAGCATGCACCTATGCCCGAGAACAGCTCTAATACTTTAAGCATCTACCTCCTTTGACCTGTGAGTGCAGTTAATATTTGCCTCTTATGTACCAGTTGGGGATAGATTTGTCAGATACAGAAAAAGACCGCCTTAGTCAGACGGTCTCCTCGTACTTCGATGCGAAAAAGTCCAACTGGTACTGCATAGCCTTTCTAAACTCAACGTCGGGGATATGAACGTACAGCCAAGCGATAGCCTGGCAGACTCCCATGGAGTCAATAGTCTCGGCGTCCTTCTTGTACTCGACCCATGCTTGTTTCAGAAGCGAGCTATGGGGCACAGGCACGGTGTTGAGTCTAGAATGAAGCTCACGATGCCACACGATTGGCACAGGGCGGATAAAGGCGTTGCGGATAGCCTTAGCGTAGCCGCAGTTCCAATATCTCCCCTGGTAGCAGATATGGTGGCGATCTTTAGTGCTAAGAGATGGAGTTCTTCTGCATCTTCTCTTGTACTTCTTGCTCATCATAACACCCCCTTATCTGAGCAGAGACTCTAATGTACTCTAGGACTTTTGCCCTAGTAGGGACACACCAATCGAGAGAGACTATTTTTTGTGAAGAGAACTATGTAATCAACTAAAGCGAGGTAATATGAATTGTTTTTTGTTTTTGAAGAATCTTATGGTGTATCCCTAACAAGGCAAAAGAGAGAGCTAAAAAGCTCTCTCTGCCTCATGTCTTGGTTGCGATGATTATACCTTCTGTCATATGTTCACCTCATTGCTCATAGATCGAATAATACTGTTGTGTTCGTTCCGCCGAAGCCACCAGTGACACTAGCCCAGGAGCCGATAGTGCTTTGAACAGATGC